TAGATAAAATATATATTTTTACCGACGATATATAAATTATATATGTTGCTCATATATATAGAATGTCCTTAAATAAATTGTCTGACGAAAAAACAGGGTTTGATTTAAAACTAAATCTTGGGTGTGATGTTCTAAAGTGTAATTCATTAGAAGTGGTTGAAGAAGTTAAACAAGATGGAAATCCGGTATATTTTACGAGTTATGCTAGACAAACCGGAAACTGGATATTAACGAATGGTGCAACAACGGCAGGTCCAACAACTCAAGAATATCGTTATATTCGGTCTGGTAATTATCTAAGATGCATTGATAATATCACAATTAATACCCCCAGCAGTGGTACAACGTTTGATATGACCTTTGATTTACCAGATTTCGTTGATAATAATCTAAATGGCGTAATGACTATGGCTACTGGACGAAAAACAGACGGAACAGGATATACATTAATTAAATATGGAAGTTCTACCAACGGGGCTACAAAGAAAAAAACGATATCAATCGCTAAAATGGATGGCTCAGCTTTCACACAACTAGACGCTATAAACGTGAGTTTTGATGTCAATCTTGACTTAGCACAATTGCCTTAAAATTATTATTAAAAATATTTTAATAATAATTTAATTACTCGTAAAAAAATTTATATGTCATTTTATCAAAATGAATATCTGTTTTTTTGTGCGGTGCTATATTACGTCGTGATATTTCAGAACCACAACAACATGTAATTTTAATTTTTCTATATGGATATCTTTCTTTCTCTTTCTTTAACATAATGACTTTATTATCTTCGTTATATTCAGCTCTCGTTCTACCAGGAATAACCTTATTTACACACTGCATATCACGGATATATTGTCCCTCACATCTCATTAATTCATTTCTATTATTACATGGATAATCAGTCAGAAGCTCAATATAAACGTCTCCAACATCAAATAAATTAAATGAAGTTATATAAAACCCCTTGCCATTTTTATAAGATTTATAAGTTTTTTTATGTTGATATAATCTTTTCCTTAATGTTTGTGTTGTACTGCCAATATAAATATCTTTTGTTTTGAAGCTTCTAAGAGTGTAAACTTTGCCGTTGTCGTATTTCATCTGTTATACTATATATATATCATTCTTTTTAAATAACTCTTTTTATAATTTAAAAAATTAACCACGTCGGCGACCTCTACGCATAATCTGTCCTCCTACTAGACGACCACCAGATAGACCACGAACACCACCCGCAACTTGTCCAATAGCGGGCAGGGCAGCAGCTAAGGGGGCGAGTCCCGGGACAGCACCAACGACTGCCGGTGCCACTTGTTCTGCAAGAGATACGCCACGTTGAACCCCACGGGCTACTTTATTGACGAGATTCTTGAGTTTTGAGAAAAATCCGCCACCTTGTAAATTCTCATAAGATTCAAAATTAAACTCATCCGACTCCTTAGATAACAGAACTGCTTGAGGTGTGAGATTTCCGAGACTAGCTCTACCCATGTTTTCAGCGATACTAAATGTGCCTTCGTTAAGAAGAACAACGTAATAATCACCAGTAAAGGCATTAGTACCCGTGTTTTGAAATGTTGGTCTAACCTGGATAGTGTATTGACCCTGAACACCCGGGGCTTCATTGTCTAAAAGCCCAATATCACGTCCGAACTCACAACAGAAGACAGATCCCCGATATTTTGCCCACTGAGGATAAGACAGATTACATCCATTTCGTCGTGAGATTTCATAAAGTTCCTGTTGTGTTGCCTGGCTAAATAACCCACTCTGGTTATTCCACAGAACCTCCAGATTAGTCATAGACAGAAACGAATCTGACGCGGTATAATCACTTGCCGAACGTTCATGTCGGACGAAGATATACATTTTACGCGGGATTTGAGATAGTTTAATTGAATCACTCGGAATTTGAGTACTTAAACCTGCCCCCAAAGCGTTCGGGGTTTGTGCTTTAATATACTCCTGAGGTTTATGATAAGGGAGTACCTGTAATTGAGGGATTGGTTGAGTTAAATCGGGTGTAATATATGTGGTTAAGATTTCGGGTGCCTGGTACATTTTGACATCCACCGAAGTAATAGCATTTCCGGTCGACGCATGACTGAAGAGTTTGCTTAAGTCTGTTTTCCATCGGTAAGAAATATTAAATTGTTGAACATTAACAAAAGCTTCTTCTTGGCATCCTTGACCATTATAAAAAGGTGACATCATGATTGGTTCTGTGACAACAACCCGAAATTTAGTGGGGCTCAGAACTTCCACTGGAAATCCACCCCGGGGATCATACGCGCTAGCTTCTCCATAATGAGACAGAGGATTTTTAGCACTGCCGTAAGTGTTCCAGTCTGAGTATTCCTGGTAATTATCCGGGGCGACTGGTGAGGTAGACATAGACTTATTCCATTCGTGTCTGTCTCCATAACATAACATAGCATGTAGTTTATCACCGATATTATCTGAGATTGATTCTCCGTTAATCTGACATGTCAGAACATCAGTGATAGCATGGATTGGCATTTGACGTAAAGCGTCGTTAGTTCCTAATTGCATATCAGCGTCGGTCGTCACTTCAAAATAACATCGGATTTTCATAAACCGGTCAACCATGGTCTGAGTTGAGGGCGGGAAAATATTCCATAGAGCCTGAATCGGGGTCGTTCCTGGAGTGCCCCACGAATTGGCAGTGTTGACATTCTCAGTATATCTAAGACCACCATATAACACAACATGGTTTTTATCTGAATCAGCCTTAATGTTGACTCTTGGTTCTATAACTTTGATTGTTTCCATCGTATATATAATAACATATATAAAAAAAAATTTAACAATTAACTATAATTTAAACGTATATCTTTTTTTACTTTCCATTATCCATGTCTCACACGCTTTTTTATGCCGGTCTCTGTTCGTTTTAAGTTCTGGATTATCTTTAGCAATTTTTATAAAATGTTTCTGCCATTTACTTAATCCTAATTCTTTTGGTTTTTTTGGTGCCGGTGCCGGTCTCATTATATTAATACCCGACGAAATAAAAATTTATGTTTATTATATATTATGTTCGGTTTTTGGAAGACTCTTTTTTATATGATGTTTATTATATATAATGGTTGGAACTTGGAGAACTATTTATTCTTTATTTGGTTGGAATTACCCGGAACACCCGACAGATAAAACTAAACAGGTTAAAAGAGAAATGTTAATACAAATCCGAAAGAGTAAAATGAAACTAAATAAGACTAAAGGATATACCGAGGTCAAAGGTCAAATTAAACCCGTCAAAGTTAAGGGTTTTAGAAGAAAGAAAAAGAAGAAAAAAAGGACTTCGTCGTACTAAAATAAATATATTAGATTAATATATTTATTTTATTTATTATTTTACTCTATAAATTGTTCTAAAATCTTCTTGTTATAGTCGCAACCTGAGTCGTTAATACATTATTAGCGTTCGCGTTATCCCATTGTGCGGTCACGTCAAATGTATTACTTATAGTTGTATTCACTGCTAAGTCAGACGTTGTACTAAAACTCCCAGCATCTTTCCACCATAAATCTTCGCTAAACGTAACCATTCCACCACCAATCATAGTTCCAAGTGATCCGATTGTTCTAATCACGAAATCTACCTCTAATTCCCAAAAGGTTGGTGTTCCGCCCGCGTCCCAATCGTCAGAGTTGGTCGCCATCAAAGTCGTCGCACCCATTTTCAATCTAAACGTCATACCATGTCCTTTACCATCAGTTTGGACAAGTCCTGACATATGTAAATGGTATGTATCTCCTATAGCTAATGTATTCGCTGGATTAGTACGAGTACCAACCGCTCCGCTGTCATTAAAACAACTTGTCTCTGTTAGAGTTCCTCCAATAACACTGCTTGATATCATACTATACATTCCAGATAAAACAGGAAAACCGTTTTGTGCTGGATTTACTGCCCGATATTGCCTAAAAGACTGGTCTGTAACAACAGGTAGATATGAGAGAACCTCTGTATCTGATATAGTAAGTCTCGGTGTACCGCTTGTACTTAAGGCTATTTCAGATACGACACTATCTAAATCTATTCTATTGTTGTTAGAGGCAATCCTTAACCTTGAGTCACTCTGTCTCATTGAGGATAAAACCCCGTTAGCTGATAATAGAATACGAGCAAGATTAAACGGATCAGTAGTTGTTATAACTAACTCTGTATTACCTGCGGTTAATAATGCTAAATCTCCGTTCATAACATTATCTCCAGTCTTTAGCATTACATCAGAATGTAGGATACCACTATCTTTAATCAGTTCACCTGTCGTCGTATCAAAGGAACACAAATGACTATTAACCGCGGACGCTGGACCAATTACAACACCATCTGTTGCGGTATCAACATAATCTTTATTTGTCGCATCTGTTCCAGTAACTGGAGTCGCGAGACTTGTTATTTTTTGAGAAGACATATCTAATGTGCATTTTACGTTTACTTTATTAGCACCAGTGGTAGAATCTAATGATATTATTGATTGACTGGCTCTAATATCTAATGCAGTTGCCCGATTGTCTGGTATTAATAAAAAGTTTAAACTTTTACCTTCCATATTTATAATAGCGTTTGGTTGACTTTGTCCTATAATGACTCCGTTTTGAACATATATTTCATTTACATTATTAATGTCATTTCCAACCATGTTTAAAGCACCTGCCATATTGTTTGTGCCGTTAATTTTTAATCTATCACCTTGTAAGGTTGTAATATTTCCACTATTTGTAGAAACACTGCCAGACAATACCGATACATCAACTCCGTCAACTAATCCAGAGGTAGTTATATTAAAGGTGTCCATTTTTAAATCACCAGTCATAGTACTTGTTCCATCAATATTTAATTTAGTCGCATCTGGTGTCGGCGGTGGTGGATACGCAACACCATTAATATTAACAACACCAGATATATCATTATTGTCCATATTTAAGTCTTGATTTGACTTATTTTCAGTTGCCTTAAGTTCTAATTTAACTACACCTTCTCTAGCCAAACATAAACAACCCGCATTAGACGTTATAGAACCAATATCAGCATCTAGACTATCCGTAAATCTTAGAACACCATTTGAGTTTCCGATTGATACATTGTCTTTAAGCGTTATAGTTGAAACTGCTTTAGTTATTTTTAAATCACTCGTTCCGTCTTTATCTAGCTTTCCAACAATAGCAGTTGAATTATTTCCGATATTAGTTGTGTTTGTGCCTTGTTGTGTTGCTAGTACTGATACATCCTCACCATCTACCAGTCCAACGTTTGAAATATTTTTAGTTCCCATATTTAAATCACCCGTCATAACACTTGTACCATCAATATTTAATTTAGTCGCATCTGGTGTCAGTGGCGGTGGATATACAACACCATTAATATTAACAACACCAGATATACTATTTGTGTTCATTTTTAGTTCTCCAGTCATTAAATCAGTACCATTTAACGATAGTTTTGAAGTAATATCCGACGCATTATCGCCTATAGCTGTTGTGTTTAATCCTTGTTGTGTTGCTAGTCCTGATACATCCTCACCATCTACCAGTCCAACATTTGTAATATTCAATGCACCTAAATTTAAATTTGTCGCGTCTTCTAATAATTTACTTTCATCTGCAGTTGTTCCATCTGTTGAACTCGTTTTAAAATGTTGTCCAATAACTGCGGGTTGTGTTCCATTATATGTAATATCACCTGACCCTGTGTCATCTGGACTCCAAAAACAAGCTCCCACTCCGTCTGTATGAAGTGAATAATTATTTTGTCCTCTATCGGGGGTTGATAAATTAACAAGTTTAGTATCTGTCGTTAAATACTCTAATTTATTTCTAGCCAAAATATCGTGACCCGAAAATAGACCCCCAATCGGATTTACAACGGCTCCACATTCCATTAATTGACATCCGATTTTTAATTTTAAGTCTTTGCCTGTCTGAATGTCTGTAAATTTATTTAGACTCATCGTGTATATAATAACATCATATATTTTATATTTTAATTTATTTTCTGTATGTAAAGAAACAAAAAATAAAATAATTTATACATTTTTAAAACTCCTCATCAAATTCAACACCAGTTTTTTTATTTCTAAATCTTAGCTTGATAGTTGCAGTCTCACCTTGTAATAAAATAAGCGGATATACTTTTCCTGTTTTTGTTTGCCATAATACCCGTAAATCAATAGAGTTTAATGGATATTCACTCTTTAAATCATACCATCTTAAAGCCCCTTGTGGTTGGTATTGAAAAGCTTGTCGGTTATTGATACCTGTTGAAGGTTCAAAGTCAGTTAATAATCGTCTTGTCACATCTGTTGAAGTTCCTTCGTATTCTGAATTAACGGGGATTTGGTCAGTTTCTAAAAGAATAGACTGCAAGTCATTCCAGAGAGTTAATGTGGAGTATTCCTGACGCATCTGGAAATAACCGGCGGGTATTGTTGGGTCAAATGTTGGATTATTATTTTTACTATCTTGAACACGCAACCAGCTATAATTCTGAGAACCGATATTATCAATCTGACGCATTATCAAACTCGGAAAAAATCGGGAAAACATCGTAGAATTAAAATAAATTTTTACTGGATTTGGTAATGAACTATCGTAGGATTGTTGAGAATATAACGAGCATAACTGAGTTTCACTATCAAAAGTCATATATGGTGCCTCAGTCGGTGGCATAAGGGGTTTTAATGCTTTTAAGTCTGTAAATGCGGACGATAATGCAGTATTAATCATATCAATAAATTCTTGATAATATAGAACACTATTAGGCGGGAAACACGTAGGACAATAT